GCAACCTAAGTATCAAATTGAAGGCACAGCCTTCAGTAGTATTACATTGAATCGCAATTTCAGAACAGCACTTCATAAGGATGATGGAGATTTTAAGGAGGGCTTTGGAAACTTAACAGTCTTAGAATATGGGCAATATTCTGGCGGCGCCACATGTTTTCCGAGATTTGGTATTGGGTTTAATGTGAGAACTGGAGATTTCTTGGCGATGGATGTTCATGAATGGCACTGTAATAATGAAATGATAGAAACAGAGGCCCAGAAAGAATATAACAAAGGTCTACCGAAGATTTTCTCAAATAGTTTATCTACAGGAACTCTTGGGCAAGAAAAACCCTTTACACGAATCAGTTTTGTATGCTATCTCCGAGAAAAACTTGTCAATTGTAAGTCAGGTCCTACAAATGAATATTATAAACGTATTCATTTTTCACCAACAACCGGATTTAACAAGACTAGAAAAAATAACTTGCGTTAGTTTAGGATGGGTAAAACAAGAAAACAAAGAGGACGTGGTATAGGGCCCTCTAGACTACCAACACCCGCACGAACACTCTTTGATGTTATTAGAGGAGATTATGGAGAAACAGATGAAGAAATACAGCAACAAGTAGATGATATTCAAGCTCTTATTGATGCAGGTGCCGATGTAAATACAACAGATGAAAATGGTCTAACACCTCTTATTGCTCTTATAATTGATACCCCATTTGATGAAGAAAGTGCCTCTATGCCATTTTATGAAGATCTAATTCCTCAACTTGCTGGTAATGATATTAATTATATGGCTGCAGATGGTTCTGCATTACATTATGCAGCAAAGGAAATGGGTAAAGAAGAGTACATACGGTATTTAATAAATAATGGTGCTAATATAAATTTACAGAATGCTAGAGGTGAAACCCCATTATTTTTAGCATCTACTAAATCTAATACTACAGAAGTAAGGGTTCTTTGCGAAATAGGGGCAGATGTAAATATACCAGATGCTCAAGGAAGAACTCCTGTGCAAGTAATTGGAATTAATAGAGATCCTTTAATACCAGAAGATTTTAACCAATGGACCTTAGAATATTTATGTCTTCATGGAGCACATGATGGTAGATGTATTGCATTTGTTCTGCGTGAACAACAGCGTCGTGCTCAACTTAATGCGCAAAGATTATTAATGTCTTATCCAGAATTTATTCTGCCAATTGAATCACAAGGTTTTAAGGATATTCCAGAAGATCGTATGGAAAATATGTTAACATATGATGATTTTATAGATGGAGAACCTGTTATTGTAATTAGTGAAAATGGTTTTGAATTTATTTATAAGGTTGAATCCTTGCAAAAATGGTTTGATACAAAGACGAGATCAGGTCATTCAATAACAAATCCAGGAACAGGTAAACCTATTACAAGCCAAAATCAAATCACTAGATGGATTGCAAGAGTTCCAAAGCGTAATAACAGTAACAAAAATACGAATAAAAATTTTAGGAAGTCCAGGAAGTCTAGAAAGTCCAGAAAGACTAGAAAATAAGAATCATAACAAATAGGAAATGGCATCAATACAAAAAGGTGGAGAATGGCCATTTAATGGCACATATAATTCTGGAGCATCATCATATAATCCATTTGAAGGATATCAATCACAAACAATGGAAAATGGCATGAGTTCTGGTGTTCTTCAATATGTCTATTATTTTATTATGTTAATAATTCTTCTAGTTCTTATCCTAGTCTTGATAAACTATACAATAATACCTATATTTAAACTAAAACCTGGAGGAAAAGGTATGATTCCTCTTCCCGGATCAGATGATTCAAAACTCTATTGGACAACACCAAATTCATTAGCAATACTTTCAGATAAAGCCACATCTCTAGGTTCTCTTGTTGAGAATTGGAGTTTCATGCTTGATATACAAGTAGACAATCCTACAGCAAATACGGACAGACCTCGTATACTCTTTACAAGAGGTCAGTCAGTTGTTCCTTCTAACTCTCCTTTTTTATCAACAGATACAATTTTAACTATAAATCCGTCATTTAATGTTTGTGTATTTTTGGATAGATTGACAAATGATTTGTACGTGGCTGTTCAGACAAAACAACGTAATGGAACTTCGCCAAGCCTAGAAACAATTGTAATTCCAAATATTCCTGTTGGAAAATCAATACGTCTAGGTGTATTTGTAGGTTCTAGAGTCTTAGAAGTATATGTAAATGGTTATTTAGTTAGAAGTAAGGGATTCCCAAATTCTCTAGTAAGTGTAACAGGATCCTTACAACCTCCTTTGGATACAATTCTTAATGGAACTGCACGTGTTTCTAATTTACGTATTTGGGCTAGACCGGTCAGTCCTGCAGAATTTCGCTCTTATGGGTCTAGTCCTAGTTCTGTTTTTTCTAGTGTAGCTATACAAGATAGTTGTGTTTCATCTACAGTTCCGATAAATACGATGCCTACTTTATAATAATTCAAAGTAATCCTTACAAAATAGAGTATGAATCTATCCTCTATTTTGATAGTTGTATTGGTAATTGCTGGATTATGTATAGCAATATCATTGGTTGTATTACGTTCATTACGCCCTTCTATACTTGAAAGTTTATCCCCGAATACAGGAAAGTTAAATAAAATAAACAATATTGGAACGGCTAGTCAAGCTCGTGATCTATTTATGGCTCCTTCAATGGGAACACTTACTGTATATATATATTCTGAAACAAATAGTAAAACTGTAGTAGTCGGTAATTCAGAACCCCTTCGCATTCTTCAATTAGGAAATGCAGTTCAATTACAAGTAACACAAGGAAGTGGTTCTACAAAACTTGTTGTAAGAACACAAGGATCAGTAGTTCAAAATGAATACATTCCTCTTAAAGACTTTCCTGAACAAAAATGGGTTCATTTAGCAATTGTAAGAGAAGGGCGACGTTATACTGTCTATTATAATGGAAAGGTTGCTGGAAGTAGTCGCACACAATACTTTCCGACAATAAACTCATCACAATTTTCCATTGGTGATGATCGTTTACGTGGCATTTTTGCCTTTCCAAAACTTGCTCCGACAGCATATCGCATAGAAGAAATTAATAAAGAGCTTAGTACTACATCCGATACACGCCACAAGCCGTATTTAGATGCTACTACACAAAATTTCTTTAGCTTTTTCACTTGTCCAAATGGTGTTTTTTGCTTTAGCACAACCTCTCAACCGACTTTAGATCCATTAAAGCTTTGGAAAACTCCCTATGCTTAATCAGAGAGATATGCTAGCAGTCAATAATTCTTCACGTAGCAATTCTAGTAACGGTAGTATTGTATCAAAAGTAATATTTGTTGTTGTAATGCTTGTTGGTTTATACTATTTATATCAATTCTTATACGGTGGATCAGCAATGGTAGGAACTGTTGTATTAAATGCGATTAGTACAGCAAATCCTGGTACTCCTTATTTAACACCAAGTGCTCCAACTACATCTGCAGCATCTTCATCGGTGCCTACAGTTCCGGCAATTCATGAAGGTGGCGAATTTTCTATAAATACATGGATATATATAAATGATTATTCTATAAACCGTGGTCAAAATAAGCACGTTCTAGAACTTGGAGGTTCATCATATTCAACACTATTATTGTTTCTTGGTCCTTATAATAATTCTTTAGGAGTTCGTGTTCAGACATCAACGCCTGGTAAATCTAGTGGTCAAGAAGTAGATTTAACTGCAGCTTCTGTAAGAAAGATGTTTACAACTCTACAAACCGGTGCAGGTCTATTAGATTCTAATACTCCTTGTGACATATCAACGGTTGATATGCAGAAATGGGTACAAGCTACAATTGTCTTGAATAACAAGACATGTGATGTATACATGGATGGAAAGCTTGCTAGAAGTTGTATATTGCCCTCATTTTATCGTGTTGATAAAAGTAATTTCCAATTAACACAATGTAATCATAATGGGTATGGTGGATTTGTAAGTAACACAAGTGTATACAACTATTCATTAAATCCCGAACAAGTTTGGAGATTATATATGGCTGGCCCTGGACCTCAATATACATTTACTGAATATGTAGCATCTTTATTCAACCCTAGCAAATCAATGACATTCGGTTACCCGAAACAGAATATTACGGGTTAAAAGTAATCCTATTTACTATTTACAGTTTGTTAATTTATCTCAGATGTTTAAGTTATCTTAACTCAAATATCTTGCGATACTATTGTTAGAGATAGGAATGAGTAGTAATAATGCTATGAATCAAGCTGGACCCATTGCCTTTGTTGCTGGAACAGGAGTATTTCCTCAAATTGTACTCTCTTTAACACTTTCTACTACTTTATATATTATTCTTATGTCAGCTGAAATGTTATATAAAAGTGTTGTTCAAGTAACAAGTACTCGCGTAGATATAATGCCTATGACAGTAAATGCTCAAGATAAACCATATGAATTTGAACAAAATCCTCAAGTTGTAAATGCTAAATTATTACCCCTTTCAGACAATGAGCGTTCAGGTGCCGAGTTTTCCTACGCATTTTTCTTATGGGTAGATCCTGGAAGCTTCAAGCAAGAAGAAGGTCTTCTACATATTTTCCACAAGGGATACCCTGTACCGTATCCTCTTCTAGGCCCTGGAGTTTTTATGCATTCAAACACAAATACGCTACGTGTCTATATGAATTCTTCTACAACCTGGAATAATTACATAGATATTGAGAATATTCCTGTAAAGAAATGGGTTCATTGTATTGTTATGGCAAGAAATAATTGTCTTGAAGTATATATAAATGGAAACTTGATAAAGAAGTTAAATATTAATGGTAGTACTCTCTATCAGAATTTTGGAAATCTTTATTTATTCAGTCAACGCTCTCTAGTATTGAATCCTGTTCAAATACCTTCATTGAATGAGGAACCTCTCCATGTGTTTGGAACATATTCTGGAAATTTGAGTAATCTATTTTATTTTAGTTATGCTCTTTCTTATACTGAAATTCAAGCCCTTGTTTCTCAAGGACCTAGTGCTAAGACTGTAACACATAATCAGGATACTCCTCCTTACTTACAGGATACATGGTGGGTAAGTGACTATAGTTCTTAATATAACTCAAAACGTTGGAACAAAGATAGCGTCTTAAGGCACATAAATATAACTATCAAGTTCTAAACAGGAGTATGCCCGGTGGTGGTTTATTAGCACTTGTTAGTTATGGATCGCAAAATGTTATTTTGAATGGTAATCCAGAGTTCACATATTTCTATAAAGTTTTCAAGCGCCATTCACATTTTTCAGTAGAAAGCGCAACAATTCCTCTTGATGGTCCGAATGAATTATTTTATGACCAATCCATTCGGCTAAGGGCAAAAATTCCCCGCATTTCAGATTTAGTAACAGATATGGTATTTGCCTTTGATATTCCTAACATTTATAGTAAATTTTTAACGCCAAGTCCATCAAGATCATCTCAATATGAATTTCAATGGAATCGTTATCTAGGTGCTCATATTTTAAGCAATGTAGCATTTTTTGTAGGTGGAACAAAAATACAAGAATTTAATAGTGATTATATTATTGCAAAAGCTCATGCAGATTTAGATTCTGATTCCTTACAGAAATGGAAACATTTAATAGGCGATGTTCCTGAATTAAACAATCCTTCAAATGGCATTTATAGTGGTGGTCAAAATGGATCAGGGTATCCTACAGTTTTGGAACAACCAAATACAGTTACTCAAACAAATCGCCCAAGTATTTTAGGACAAACATTATATGTTCCTCTACCTTTATGGTTTTCTGAAACACAGACAAAGGCACTTCCGCTTGTAGGACTTCAATATCATGAATGTGAAATACAGATTACTCTTAGACCTATTCAAGAATTATATAGTATTCTTGATCCTTCTGGTAACCGTGTTCGTCCTGGATTTCAAGTTGTAGGAAATACAGCTGGTCAACCAAACTACGCAAATATCCAAGATGTTTCTGGAGAATTTAAATCATTTGCTACTGATATTGGTGTTAGTCCTCCAGTTCTTAACAGCTGGTTTTTTAAACCAAGGCTTCAAGCAACATATATTTATTTGACTGATTCTGAGAGAAAAATCTTTGCTAGTATACCCTTAACATATTTAGTAAATCAAGTAACTACAATTTCTAATCCTAACGTATATACAAGATCTATTCTAGACTTGGAGTTAAGCAATCCAATTACACGTATTCTAATGATTCCTAGACGTTCTGACTCCTATCTCTACAGAAATCAAGTATCAAATTATACAAATTGGGTAGATCCAGACCATGCGCCTTGGCAAGCTACACCTAATGCAAACCATGTATCTAATTTAATATTTAGCAGTGGTCTTCTTATACCAAATTCTCAACAACAAATTATAAATACAATTCGTATTTTGCTAGATGGAAATGAGTATCAAGAAGAAAAGCCTATTGAATATTACACAAAAGTTCAACCTTATCGTACGGTAACTGGTGGAAATTTACTAGAATCTCAGAATCTTCCAATTCTAAATTTTAGTTTAACAAGCCCTTCTGAACAACCCAGTGGAAGTGTAAATGCCAGTCGTATACGACTATTTCAAATTGATTTAAATCCTTGGGCTCTTCCAGTAAATCCAACTTATGTATATGATATAACATTACTAGTTGAAAATCTGAACTTCTTTGTGGTAGAATCTGGTTATGGAGGATTAAAGTATGCTTTATAATCAAGGAGAACCATCAAGATCCTCTTTACGCATATCTTTCAACTTTACTTCCATATATCCACTTTTCTTGCTAGGATTTAATACAGCAAACTCGGGATATTCTTTTACTAACCAACGTGCTGACTCTTCAACACGTTGTTTTGTCCTCTCTTCTTGCATTCCACCAGGTTCCTTATAATAAGAGCTTATAGGGGCAACCATATTGAGCCGTACTACTGCACCATCGGCTTCATAATACAAGATACTTCGTTGATAATCTTCCTTGTCATCCAGAGTAATCTTTACTTCTTTTATTCCAGGATTAATACAGCCCCAGAAAGATCCAATGATATAACGAAGATTTGTGCTAACTTTAGGTTTCATAAAATATCCATTCGCTACGGGGTAAACTCCCCAGAGTCTTGCCTTTGCTTTTTCACATTCATGGAATCCTTGTTTTATTACTACAAGTAAACTATGGAGCGGTTTCTCTTTTCTGGGCTTGGAAGAATCATATTCTAGAAACCCTTTTATATCATCATCAATATTTACAATAGGTGTTCCAATAGGATAATATTCTGTAATAAAATTACGAATAGCTCCCATTCCTTTTACACCCACAACAAGCTTTCCGTATGTTCCAGGTTTAAGAGTATCATGATATAATTTTTCTTGTTCCTTGTTGGCTACAAAGACTGTAATTTTCTCAGAAGGAATTCTGTAAGCTTTCAGAATAGTTAGTGTTTTATCACGAAGAGTTTCAGGTCGTTTATAGGATGGAATTGCTATTTCATATGGAAAATGACTTTTCCTTCGGGTTTGGTGTCGTGTCTTTGCCATCTACTAGGTTAGAATCAAAAAACATTAAGCCAAGCTAGTAATAGAATGGGTATCACTACCTCAAAAACACAAACACCAGAAGAACTACAAGCACTACGTAATGCTCGTGTGAGTTATAATGATTATTTATCATCTATACAGACAAATACTAAAACAGATATTAGCAATAAAGCCATAACTCCCGAAACAGGTTCTTCTATTTATACTGTAGTTAAAAATTCATTAGCTTGGTTAAAAAATAATCCTAATGCAAATATTAATGAACTTTTGACAAATAGAGATGCAACAACAGCAGAAATTCAACGGCTTTTTACGAGTGATGCTCCAAAAAGAAAATTTTTAAATACTCTTATTCTTCTACCAGCATTAATGACTATACTTATCCAACAAAAAAAGATTACAAGTGATCAAGAGAGTAAATTTTTACCTACAGTAGCTACAGAAAAATCATGGTATGATAAGAATCAAGCAACAGCATCAGAAATAGATTTTACACAAGAAATGCAGAAAATAACAGATACAGTTACAACTGTATTTGTTGATCAGAGTATAATTAATCAAATCAATAGAGATATTAATTGGGCACAAAGTATACCAACAAGTCATCTAAAATCAATAATTTCAACTATAAAAGTCAAAGAACAAGCCAAAGTTGATCAAACTGTAGATCTAGAAGGCAGTAGAAATCTTATGATTTCTACTGCAATGCAAGTATTTTGGGGGTTTTTATTTACAGTTTTATGTCTATTATCTGGAAGTTTTGCAGCAAATGCTGCAATTGGTCGTATTCCAGCATATCGTGTTTTGTATTTTATATATGGCGCAATACCACATTGTATGCCAATTGTTCTTGCATATACAATTTATAGACGTATTAAGGATGGTCGTATTCCTATGTATGCTATGTTACCGATTAGTATAGAACCTGCTACAACACGTCTAGGAAGAATTTTATGGTTTCCTTTCTATTGGATTCCAGATCAACTCGCAATTGATGCTTATAAAACTTTTACAGAATCATTGGCAACACAGATTGCATAAAATTTTAATTTTATTTTTATAGATTATATAGTAAAATGATTAACCTATATTGTTGTTCAAGAAGAATCAAAATATCTATAGAATATGTTGATGATACCAGTGATGAAGAAATAACGAGCACTATGGATGAAACAGAGAGTACTGTGGATGAAGCAGCAAGCACTATGGATGAAATAATCTCTGAACCTCCAGCCGCTATTCAAAAGAAACCTAACTATAATCATCGTTATTGGCCATCACCCCGTCCAGTATTATTTGCAAAATATATAAATTATATAAATAATTATAAACAAGAAACACGTCTAACACATACAAGCGCACTTGAACAACTTGCTAAATACGCAAAGTGTTCTGTTGAAGAATTGTTAAAAATCAATCCAATAACATATATACAAAAATATCTAAATAATACAGAATATTTATACAAGAAAACTATTATTGATTCAAGAGAATACCACCAACTATCATTGTATTTAGCCTATGATACACAAAAGCATAAGGCCGAAACACAACAACTCTTAGAATGAATCCGTTTGTATCTGTTTTAACACCAACCTATAATCGCTCTCAATATATGAAGCGTCTTGTAGAATGCTATAAAGCACAAGACTATCCTAAAGAGTCTATGGAATGGATTGTTCTTGATGATGGGCAAGAATTATGCCAAGATATTTTTTTGAAAGAAACTGAAGGCCTTCTAAATATGCGCTATATTTCTCTTCCAGAAAAGGTAAATATTGGCGAGAAACGAAATATGTTAAATAAGCTAGCTAAGGGAGATATTATAGTTTGTATGGACGATGACGATTATTATTGTCCAGAACGTGTCTCACATGTTGTAGAACAATTTAATAAAAATCCTAAAATAGATCTTGCAGGGTCCACAATTCTCTATATGTATTATGTGAAACACCAAGAAATTATTAAACTAGGTCCTTATAATGAAAAACATGCCACCAATGGAACAATGGCATGGCGCCGCTGCTACTCTGAGAAACATCAATATGATGAAAATGTAACCTTTGCAGAAGAAAAGAGTTTTTTAGAAAACTATAAACATCCTATTATTCAATTAGACCCCAGAAAGATTATGCTAGTCATGAGCCACGATGATAATACATATAATAAGGATACTCTGCGTCTAAAAGAAACACAGTTTGTAAAAAAAACTAAACTAGGCTTAAATGATTTTATTAAAAATCCGGATCTCTTAAGGCTCTTTAAAAATGCCTAGGCTAAAGACCCGCAGTACAAGAATTAGTATATAGTATGTCTTCGGATGAATTATTCAATACATACGGTAGTCAATTATGGCATTCTGAGACTATTTTACGGACCTTAAATACAGGTTTTGAGCGTGCTCTTACAGTGACCTCACCACAGATTCAACAACCTGCAGAAATTAATTTACCTCTAAAACCTCATCAGCGCGCAATGATAAAGGCTATGATAGACCATGAGACCCAGAGCATGAATGGAATTCCTTTTCAAAATAGTTTAACATATACAAATTATGGTATTTTAGGAGATGAAGTTGGCTCTGGAAAGAGTCTAGTTGTTCTAGGATACTTGGCATGTAAAAAACATACACAAATCCCTATGAAAAAGAATGTTTTATATCCGTATAGTAAGAGTAATTTTTTCACAGTCTATACGAAAGATTATACCCCAGAAATAAATACTTCACCAGCTCTTATAGTTGTCCCCCATACAATTTATAGACAATGGCAAGAGTATTGTAAAAAACAAACAACCCTCAATGTTTTTTACGCAAAATCTCATAAAGAACTTGCGCCAGGATTATTAGTTAATACAGATCCATCAGGTAATCTTATTGAAAATACGACCTTTAAAAATAAATTTATAAGCTCAGATGTAATTCTTGTAAGTAATACTCTTTATGCAGAAGTTCAAGAAGTTGCCAAGCTCTGGAAACTCAATTGGAGTCGTGTATTTATAGATGAAGCCGACTCTATTTATATTACGGGAGGTAATCCTCAACCTTCTACAGCGTTTACTTGGTTTATAACAGCAACCTGGTCTAATTTTCTCATGAATGGACATTATATTCGCCCGAGTCTATTGGAATATTATCAAAATAATCAAAATCAGTATAATCCTGCCTTAGGAGATTGGTTACGTTCTGAATTAGGACTTGTAAGTTATGCAGGAACAGGAGCTGGACGAATGGCATGGCTTCGTGTAAGAAGCTCTAATTGGCTACGAGATTTCTTTTCTGACCATGTTTTACGTGGTATAAGTCTCTTATTTTCTTCTAAAGAATTCTTGAAGGAAAGTCAGACTATGCCAGGACAGATTGAGCAAACTCTCCTCTGTGAACAACCAGCAAGCCACCGTGCTGTCTTGGGGCTCGTAAATCAGAATATTCAACAGATGATTCATGCTGGAAATATTGAAGGGGCCTTGTCTGAACTTGGTGTATCTTCTGATACACCTATGAATTTAGTGGATGCAGCTACAAGAGAGAGGGAAAAAGAACTTGACCGTCTCAAGAAAACCTTAGCTTTTAAAGAAACCATAGACTATGCAACAGCAGTATCCAAGGAGCTTGCTCTAGCAACTCTAAAGACCAAAATTAATTCTGTTGAAGAACAGTTGAAGGTATTTCGCGAACGCTTAACAAATACGACTTCTGAGGAATGCCCTATTTGTTATGAAGACCCAAAACAGAATAATGGAACTCTGACACCTTGTTGCCATCGTATTTTCTGCGGTGGATGTATCTTGAATAGTCTAACACGTCGCTTGGCATGCCCTATGTGTCGCACGCCGATTCAGACAACACAGCTTACTCGGCTTGTTGAGAAAAAGACTAAAAAAGCAAAGCTTGAATCAAAACTCTTGAGCAAATCTAAACAGCTTTTGAAAGTATTACAAGAGAATCCCAATGCGCGTATTCTAGTTTTTAGCCGTTATGAGAATCCCTTTGTTGGCCTTGAACAAGATTGTGATGCAGCTGGTATAACCTACCACACCTTACGTGGAAATAAAGATGTTATAGCAAATACAGTAAAGTCTTTTGAAAATGGTGAGAAACGCGTTTTGTTTTTACCGACCCAGTCTGCAGGAGCTGGTTTGAATTTAGTGAGTGCGACTCATGTTGTGTTACTACACGCCATGACTCCTGAGGAAGAAAAGCAAGTTATAGGACGCGCCTATCGTTTAGGACGCACAGAACCCTTGACTGTTATACGATTACTCCACGAAGGGGAAACA